CATCTAACCGATCATATTTCATATTAATCTCCTTAACTAATATCTACTATTCTACTTACCCACCTATTGTTTTTTTTATGCCACCCCTCTACAATAAGCACCCAATTTGCATCTCGTAAATGTTTTATGGCATCACTATCTTCCATTTTGTTTACTCTAGCACTAATGTTGCTATAACTTGTTACCTGGATGCCAACTGTATTACCCTTACTGTCTATTGCTAACAGATCAATTATGCCAAAAAGGTCTTGTCGTATCTTAGCAAATGCGTTCCATCTTTCTACAATAGAAACTAATGGGTAATCCCCACTATCCCTTAATCTTTTTAATGTTCTTTGTGTTGGACTTATTGCCATGTTTTATCCCTTCAAATTGTTTATCATTAGGCTTCTGCCCAAAAATTCTATCAAAATTATCGGCAAACTTTTTATTATCTGTCGGTCTACGATTGCTACCTTTACTCATTGTTTATCTCCTTAATCTCCACAAAAACACGCTATGCCTTCTTCGTCTTGATCAAACATATCTTGTTGACTTATAGCATACTGTTTCATTTTTTTATAACTAGGTCTGTCTTGTCTAAACATATGTCCTTGCCCTAAAGATTTGTCAGTTTTATTTTTTGCAATATCTTCCATTTTTATCCACCAATCTGCACGACTAGGTTTTTCTTGTATTAAACTTTGTACTTGGTATGCTGGTTTTAAAAAACACAAATCACAATTTCCATGCATAGTTTTACCATTCATGTTTGGTAACTTTAAATCAAAATTATTTTCTTTCCAAAACTTACTAATATCTTTTACAGAAATATTATCTGCTACAAGAGGTATTCTATGTGGTTCTATTTTTGATGCTCGTCTATGTTCATCTGCTCTTATACCTACCCAAGCATCATGTTCTGTAATTTTTCTACCAATAGATTTACAATATTTTGCAATAGTTCTAATTTTTAGTTCTATAGAACAAAATCTAGCTACAGGATTTGGTAACATAGTTTTATTGTTTAATAATTCTTCAAAAGGTTCACCATTGCGACTAGCTGTTTTAAAATCTACAACTTTAAATCTGTCTTTAGGTTCTTCTGCCCAAACATATTCTATCCAAGCAATAGGTACATTCCATTTCTCACCACAATCCCTAACAAACTCTAGTGTAGCTTCTTCTTCTTTCCCTGTATTGGCAAAACATACAATGGCATCTTCTGGCAACTTACCATTATTAGATTGCAATACCCTCCACAACATATATGCTGATGTACGACCACCACTAAAACTAATAACTGTTGGTTCTATAATTTTAAATGGATCAGACATTAAATACAGTCCCTCCTTAATTTGCAGCTATCATGAACATCTCTATACCTAATAGTATTAGTTGCCATGTCTATGTTTTTAATAACTGTGCCTTCTGGTAAATGTATATAATCCTTCATTAGACATCTACTAGCTTTTTTGTTTGGATGATGCAATGAAATATAAAGCTCTGCTTGTAAACAATTTTGAAAATTACCTATATATTTAAAATCATCTTTTATAGGGTTAGTGCTTATTATCATTACAAAAGCATATTCAATCATAGTCATTTCTCCTATTTAAACATTTCCTTTTGCTACAATCCGGGTGGTATGTTCATTTAATATTTGGTACTTTATTTCTTTGCCATCAGGTGTAAATGTAATGCTATGTTTATATCCATCTACATGAAAGTAATCAATCTTTATTTCTGGTTTTTTTTCTGTCATTTTTACATATTCCTTTCAAATTTATGTCATGCGTACACCACCATTTTTTATGAAAAAACTTACCTACACTTCCACAAACATGGCATAAATGAGGTTTCTTTAAATTAATCTTCATCCACTAACGGATCATCAATATATTCAACTGGCATTTCCCTTTCTAATAATCTTTTTCTTTCTCTAGCTTGCAATATTTTTTCAATAGTTTTAGTAATGTCGTCTAATTGTAATGCTACATGAGTTTTCTCATTTGCATCAATAATTAAGTACCCATTTTCAACTTCATATATTTCTGCTAAAGGTATTTCGTTGTTTTGATAATATTTATAATCAATTTTTTCCATAAGTTTCTCCATTAATACATTGTTGATGAATTACTTTTATATATACATTAGAGTCTGGTGTTGCAGATTTAAATACATTACCTTTTTTGCTGCATATATAATTGTAATCATTTTTACTATTGGCCTTATATATATCCCATATTTGAAAACAAACAACTATAGTTATTATATATACTACAAACCCTTTTGTTACAATGTTTTGCAACCATTTCATCATTTTACTTACCTCCTTTTCATACATTGTTCTCTACAATTTAATTAATTTACAAACTAATATAATGTTTTTAACTAACTAAAGGGCACTTAATCATGTGGACAACACCTGCTGCTACTGAAATGCGTTTCGGTTTTGAAGTAACAATGTACGTAATGAACAAATAAAAAAAGGGCATTTTAAGATGCCCTTTCTAATGTATATGTAGCAAAACTTGTCTTTTCTTGCCATTTATTCATAACAGTTTTTCTTTCTGTTTCTATTTCATAACCTTTATTTCTTAATTTAAAAATAACATCAGATAAACGATATATGCCTAATGCTTGCCAAGACATGATTGGATTTATTGATCTATTTTTCTTTAAATAATCTAAAAGTCTTTTTTCTTGTACTGTTAAAGTTTTGTATGTATCTGCTTCTCTCTGTTCTTCAGAAATCTGCATAACTTATCCTCCTAAAATGGAATATCGTCTTTAATGTCATCAATGCTTTTTGGTTCTTGTTGCTGCATTGGTTGATTAGACGATTGGTTATCTAATGGCTCACTCATCTGACCACTCATATATGTAACTCCGTTCTTTGATTCTCTTAACCAAGCACTTAACCTCATTTCCTTACCACCTTCTAAAGTTATAGTGCCTGTATAGTCAGGTTGTGATTCTTTTTGCTTGTTGTTTTTAAATAGAGCAAATCTATTTGTATTATCATACTCTGCCATACTAAATATTCTCCTTAATAGTTTTTAATTTGTCGTTAACTTCTTTTAAAAAGTTTTCAACACTTGCTTCCAAATGACTTATGAGGTCATTATCTCTTGCTACTCTTTTAATAAAGAGTTTATATGCTTCAGGAAAATCAGGATGATATGATACAAAATCACACCATTCTTTTCCTGTACAGGCCATCTGCCATTGCATTTGATGTATATATTTTCTTGCAATAACGCCTGTTTCTAATGTTTCTGTATGTGTCATTGGTTGAGGACATTTTATTTCAATTAAACCTTTATCTCCTACTAAACCATCAGGACTAGCACCACTCATATCAATTTTTGGATGATCTATAAAGCCTACTTCCCTTACATCCTTATCAAGTAACAGTTTATTAAAATTAGCATACTCTATCCTAGCTTCATCTTCATACTCTACTCCATGTGCCATAGCAGAGTTCATGAATACAGGCACAACTTTATTAGTAAGTCTTTCAGTTACTAATTGCATTTTATATTTTTTAGTATATTGTGATTCGCCTGATTTAGTTTTAATAACAATGTCATCTATTTTACTAGCAGTTACCTTTCCTAACCTAGCAGAGAACCATTCAGCACTACGTTGCTCCATTATTTATTCTCCTTAATTTTTTCAATAAATGGTGTACATAACTTTCTTTCTAATTCAGATAATGTATTAAAATATTTTCTTGCAGCATCAATTCCTTGCTCATCATATACATTGCCAATATGTTCCAATACATCTTTAGGCGGCAGGTCTTCTCCCTGGAACACAAATAAACCGATACCATATAAAGCAATTGCTTTTGCTAAACATCTTTGCATGGCAGTATTCAACTGCATAGTATTGGGATTTTTAATAGCTTGATTTTTAAAATCTATTACAGGTAATTGTGCAGTCATTTCTTTTCCAAATGCTTTTACTGTACAGAAAACCATCATACTGCCATCAGGCAAAGTAAGTGGTTCTTTATATTCCCAAGTAGCTAATTGATCTAACTTTAATAACTCCTCACAACAATGCGACCAACTTAAATAGTTAAATTTACCCTTTTTTTCTATAAGATTACTAACATCTGTTTTAGCTATTTCTTTAAAATTATATTTACTCATAATGATTCCTTATATGCTTTATTAAACTTCTTAATTTCTGCAAAAATGTCAAACTCACCCCTTGCAGCTTGTTGTAAGTCTTGAATACGCTTACGCTCTTCTGCTTGTTCTATCTCGGAATATAGTTCGTGGAGTTGTTCTTGTTGATCGAAGTCTTGTTCTTGCGACTTTAGTATGTAATCTTTGGTTTTACTCATGTGTTTCTCCTTCTTCTTAAAGGTTAATTAATTTTACTACTATATGTTAAACTTATTTACCAAATATTGCAATTATTTTTTTATATATTTCCATAGTAATTCAACCCAATGCAAAAATAACCCAAAAATAATCATTAAGATTATTATAATAATTAAATAAATCATTAGAAAAATGCCTTTTTGTTAAAATTTTGTGTACTAAATCTGAATGTTTCTTTATCAAAATACAATCCAAATTTGCCCTCATATCCATTGCCATGTCTTTGTTTGTTTATAAACACTTGTGCATCATACCAATTTGCAGCATCTTCTTTTTTATCATGATTATCGCTATTTAATATTTCTTCTTTAGCTTTATTTCTAAATATAGTTATACAATTATCTGCCAAATTTGTAATATTACTAGAGCCTAACACATCAAATTTACTAGGTTCACCATGCTCATTAAATGTTTTTCTACTATGGCATACTAAAAATATTTTAATGTTTAAATCTCTACTTGCTACACATAATTGGTTAATAAATTTCTTTTGTTTATTATAATCATCTTCATTGATCCCACATTTCATTAATGAATCTATTACAAATATTTTTACGCCAAGTTTTTCAGCACTATAAAAAATCACAGAAATTATTTTTTCAACTGAAGTTTCACCTTCTGCATCATATAAATATAATTTCTCATCTAGGCCTTGCACAAAGTTAGTAATGGCTTGTTCAGTTGGATCTTTTAAATTATTTTGCAGCAACATTCTACCTAAACTTGCTTTTGGCAACATCTCAAATGAAGCAATGAGTGTTTTATTTTCATTTAATATCTTTAAAATAACATAAGATAGCCATGCTGTTTTTCCATGCCCGGAATAGCCTGTAATGATTGAGGTTTCACCAAATCTAATTTTAAATTTATCATCTGTAAAATCAAAAGGTAATGGTATACCCCCATAAATGTCATTTTTAAAATAATCTTGCACTTCCTGGACATAGTTACTAGGTTTTTTTACCTTAAAATGCTCATCATTATCACGACTAGCAAAATAATTATCTATATCCTTATCGCCAATAATTAATTTATTGACATCTTCATCTAATGTTGTCATAAAGTCCTCTTAATCTTCCTGTCAGTTCTAACAATTTTTGTTGATCTGATTCTTTTAATGGCTCATTTTTTTTTACTTCATTAGCACAAAGATATAAAAACAAAACGTCATTTCTTATGGCCTTTAATACTGCAAAAGGATTAAAAGTTTTGTTTGGCTTGTAATTATTATCAACAGAATTTGGCATAATATCATTCCAACTCAATCCTGCTGCATTAATCACATCTCCTGTTTCACACCCTGCAAAACAATTAAAAATCACCTTATCATCAACAAACTTTATGCCTAAACTTGCAGTTTTATCATTATGTGAAGGACATAAGCATTGATATTGTGTTTTATCACTTGTAGTTGCGTAAACTTTTTCAAACTTCGCTAGTATTTGCTCTTTCGGTATCATCTAGCATCTCCTTTATCTCATATTGTCTTAATTTTGGAATACCTTTTGTTTTCCAATAAAAAACTGCTTGTCTAGACAATGGTGGATCAAATTTTTCTGCTAATTGATTCGGTGTTAGTTCTAATTTTTCACATACTTCTGTTAATGTCATAATATTTCCTTAATTATTAATGTAAAGCGAATTTACCACAATTTTAATTATTATGTCAAATATTGGCTTTATATAAGAGCCATAGAGCAATTTAAATAAGGCAGCCGATACCCTAGCTACCCTGTTTTTATTACTCCATATAATAATCAGGTTCATTTCTTGGATCATCTTGCATGGCTTCTAATATATGTTCGTATGCTCTATCAACCTCATAATCTGATAACAGATAGTCTTGTTGATATCCATCATCATCAATGTAATAACCTGTTGCATCTATAATAGGATATGAAATATCATCATGTTCAATATAATAATAAATTGTTATAGGTACTTCCACTTCATCTAATGCTTTATTAAATACCCAACCTGTTGTTTCCCAATCGTTTGTGTACAATGATTTACTCATCTTCACTCTCCCTTTACTTCTTCAAGTTCAAATTCGTGAGGTAATTCTTCTGCCCCACTCTCTCTATCTTTATTATGTTGCTCAAGCCACTTCTCAAAGTTATTAGTAGTCCCCTCGTAAGTTCTAGGGTTTCCACAAACATCTCCTTTGTAATAAATGTTATACATCTTCATCTTCATTCTCCTTTAATTCGTCTTGTAATCGTTCACAAAATTCTTCCTCAGATTCCATTTCTTCTTGAATCATCTTGTCTATTTTTTCCCAAGGATTCCATTCTTTATTTTTATTACTCATGATGTTACCTCCTGTTGTATTAAAATATCTATGATATCCCACCCTGTTTCTATCATTCTGTCCCTCATGTGCTTCTCATTTAGTTGCAGAAAATCATGACATTCCTGATTAGTCCATTTAGGTTTAACTTTTTTTATATCATCAATGCTCCACCTTACTTCTGCCCACCATTCTGTCTTTTCTTCACTCATGATGTTACCTCCATGTTGTTTAAAATATGTTTTATAACCTCTACAGTCCAACCATTTCCAATCATCTTATATCGTTGAGTATTAGAAACTCTATCTGTCCACATGACATTCCATCAAATAAACTTAATACATTCATTATTATTCCTTATCTTGTTAATAAAAAATGATT